GAAGACCCGTCGCAGACCGGGCAGGAGAACCGGACCGGGCCGGGCCCGACGACGCGGTCGCCGTGGCAGTTGTCGCAGGTGTCGGCCGCGGCCGAGGCCGCAAGCAGGATCACGAGGAGGATCGGTCGCATCGTCACCCGGCGGGCCGGCTCCAGTCGTCGGGAAGCGTCATGGACGCGATCGCGAACGAGCCCCGCCAGGCGGACCGGGCGGTTCGCTCCGAGTCGTAGCGGACGATGTCGTACGAGTCGGGGTAGGCCATGAGCCGCTCGCCCGGGATCCACCGGGCCCACGGGACGGCGTGACCGTTCCGGCCCACGCTCACGACCAGGCCCGCGAGAACGCAGCACACCGCCTGCTCGTACGACTCGGGGAAGATCACCTCGAGCGGCCGGAACCAGGCGGCCGTCTGCTCCCAGCCCTCGGGGAACGCGGAGACTGGCGTCCACTTGCCGCTCGCCTGGTTCAGCCCGCCTTGGCCTGTCGTGCCGGGCAGGGCGTGGCGGAAGGCGTAGTCGTGCGGCTGGATCGTCTCGGGCAGCATCCCGCGGCGGACGGCGATCTCCAGGACCTGGCGGACGTTCGCCCCGCCCCACTTCCGCGGGTTCGCCTCGGCGTAGACCGAGAGCGGCGAGAGCCAGACCGAGCCGACCTGGCCGCTCTCCGCGTAGCGGTAGTCCGCCTTCGGGCCGTCGGCGTACAGGACGCCCCGGGCCCGGTTGCGGGCGGCCTCGGCGTTCGCCCGCAGACTGTGGCAGGTGCACTCGTGGGTAGGGTTCTGGTTCGTGAACCGGTCGAGGTAGTTCATCGCCCACGCCCCGGCCGCGTCGTTCTCGCGGGCCTTCGCCTCCCAGTCGCGCGGCTCGACCCAGAGCGACTCGGGGAACGCGCGGGCGGCGTTGCCGCAGGCGTCGCGGAGGGCGTCGGTCGTGTCCTCGGCGGCGAGCTCGGCCGGATAGCCGTCGTGCTCGGCTGGGAACACGTCGACGAGACGCGGGTCGATCATGGGACGGCCTCCATCACGGCGACCTCGGTCGCCGGGGCCCTGGTCACCCGGAGGACCGTCGGGCCGGCCAGGGCCACGACCGCCGGGAGCCCGGCCTTCCGGGCGGCCTCCAGGGCGAGCCGGTACTGGTCAGGGACCTCGCCGGTCCCGTCGGTGGTGTCGGCCTCGAGGAGCGTCGCGACGACCTTCCGCTCGCGGTTCAATCGGTTCATAGCCACGGTCACGAACGCGGGCACCGCGCCGGCGTCCTTTTCGTAGACGTAGACCGCCGCGGTCGCCGGGCCCGACGTGGTGGCGTGTCGGCACGAGTCGACGTACGGGACGCCGAACAAGAGCACGAGCCCGGCGACGGTGAAGGCGAGCGGCCTCACGACTTCGGGGCCTCCGGTTGGAGCAGCTCGTCGAGGAGCTTCTGGCAGACGACGACCGCCGAGGCCTTCCCCTGGTCACGCAGCCGCGCGGCGAGGTCGATCACCAGGCGAAGGTCGTCGACCGGCGTCCGGACCCGGCGGCGGCCCACGAAGGTCCGGGCCTGCTGGACGACGAGGAACAGGGCGTATCCGAGGCAGGCGACGCCGACGGCGTACTGGGCGAGTTGGGCAACGGTCACGGCGTGGTCTCCAAAGAGGCGAAGAGCTGGACGATCCGCTGGACGAGGGCCGCGCCTTGGGGTGTCTTGAGGACGGCGGCGACATGGCGTGCGAGGTCGTCGTCGAGCCGGCTCTCGGTCCGCGACGCCGCCCATTCCAGGCCGTCGGCCACGATCACCGACCGGGCGTTCGCGTCGGGCTCCGCCGCGTAGCGGCGCAAGTAGCCGAGCAGCGGCGACCACTGGGCCAGGAGGCGCAGCTGCTCGATCGTCCCGCGGGCCATGTCACGCCCTCACGAGCCACAGGAGCTGTTCTATCGCCCCCGACGCGAGGGCCAGGACGAGGGACCGGACGGCCGGCCGGGCGACGACCCAGAGCGGCAGGGCGACGATCGGAACGGCCCGGTCGGCCACCGCGTCGAAGAGGTCGCCCACGGCCTGGAGGGCGAGGGCCTTCTTCTGCTCGCCGGTCAGCGTCGAGATCGTGTCGAGGATCGTCACGACCAGACGCAGGAGGCCAACCATCAGCTCGCCGAACTCGGACCAGGTCAGGCCGTCGGCGGTCGTGTTGCGGGCGGTGGCGATGTAGGCCGAGATTTTGTCGAGGAGCCCGAGGCGGTTGTCGGCGGCGGCGAGCGGGTCGGCGGTGATCATTTTCCCCTCCTCCAGACGTGGTTCGCGGGAACGACCTGGCGGCCTTTGGCGCGGCAGCACTGGCAGGCGACGTACCGGACCTGGCGGTCGCCGGCCCGCTTCGACGATTCGACGCGGCAGCGGCCGCCGCACTTCGCGCAGTTAGCCGGCATGGACCCTCATCCTCGCGACGGCGGCCGCGGCGGCGGCCTTGGCCCCGGCCAGGGACGAGACCTTGACCGAGCGGGCCGCGCCGGCCGCAGGGGCCGCCGGCGGAGCGTCTGCGACGATCCCCTCGGGGTAGTCGTCAATCCAGACATCGACCTCGACGCCGGCGGCCTGGGCGGCGGCCCGCTTCTTCGTGTCGGTCCCGCACAGGATCAGGCCCTGGACCTCGAGGTCGCCGAACGCGAGCCGCAGTTCGTGCCGGTTCTCCTCGGTGTCCTCGCGCCGCGTGATGCAGACGACGCGGTTCCCGCGGGCGGTCGCGTCCGCGATGAACGAGCGCCACAGGCCGGGGGCCGCGGTGAACGTCCGGTCGTAGTCGAGCGAGATCGTCAGGCCGCGCGGCTCGGCCCGGTGGGCCACCAGGCCGCGGGCCTGCCGCCAGGCGTCGAGGGACCGCGGGGCGATCGAGCTCGACGGGTAGGCCGGGCTCGTCACCGCGGAGATGTCGTAGAGGCCGCTTGCCTTGTGGACCGTGCGGATCACGTTCCCGCGCTCGTCCTCGGTCCAGTTCTCGCCGCCGTCGGCGACCGTGAACGCGAACGACGAGCCGGTGATCGTGCGATCCTCGACCATCATGATCAGGTCGCGGCCCATGCTGGTCTGAAGCGGCTTGTGCCGGTAGGCCAGGCCGCGGGCGTCCTTCGCGAGCTCGAGGCGGCCGTTCGAGGTCCGGCCCGTGACGTGGTTCGGGTCGTGGTTGAACAGGAACGGCACGTCGATCTTGCCGCGCGGGTCGGTCGGCTTGCGGTCGACCAGGCCGTCGAACGCGGTCGGGGCGAACTTCTCCCGGAAGCCTCCGAGGTCGACCGAGAGCGAGTCCCACGGAGGCGAGATCCCGACGAGCACGGCCTCGGCCTCGCCGTCGCGTCGCTCGACCGTGATCGCGTCGGGCGTGTCGGTCGTCAGGAGGTAGCGGCGTTCGATCTGCGTCATGCTTCGGGCTCCTCGTCGAGCGGCTCCGCGGAGAGATCCGCGACTCGTTTGCCGACCGTGAACTCCGTCGGCTCCCCGTCCTCGTAGACGCGGAGACTGGCGGCCGGGTCCGCCTCGGTGGCGGTGATCGCGAACGGCGATCCCTCGACGCCGAGGACGCCGTCGACCATCAGGTGCTCAATCGTCCCCTCGCCGCCGTCCCAGTAGACGTACTGGCCCTCGCGGAAGCCGCCGGCCTCGGGGACGCCCGCACCTGGGGCCCGCTCGTCGCCGGCCGGCTCGTCCGCCGGCGGCTCGCCATCGGCGACGACGGCCCCGCCTTCCGGCGCGGCCGCGTTGCCCAGCGTCGAAAACCCGAGCTGCATATACGTCTCGTTTGCCGCCGGGTCCTCGAGGAGCGGAAGGTCTTCCATCTCCCGGAGCTCCTGCGGCTTGAGGGCCCCCATATTGAACAGGGCCTGGTAGAGCTGGACGCGGCTCGCGGTGTCGGCCCGCAGGATCCCGCGGTTGTCGAGGCGGGCGTATACGTCCTCGCCGTAGACCGGCTGGAGCATCATGTCGAGCGGGCCTTCCATGCGGCGGGCCCACGGCAGGAGGCACCAGACCTGCGCCGAGAGGTGCTCCTGCTCGACGTTCGACCAGCGGGCCATCTTGTGGTCGCCGACCAGCGTCGACGGGACGCCCCAGGCCCGGGCGATGTCGGGGAGGATCGAGTCCCGCAGCTCCTGGTACTGGTTGGCCTCCATCGAGTTCGACTCAATCGGCTTGAGCTGCGTCTTCTTCGGGAGGACGGCGATCGACCCGCGGTTCCGGGCCCCGCCGTAGATCTCGCGGAGCTGGGCCCGGAGGGCGGTCATGGCCTCGTCGGGGATCTTCTCCTGCAACTCCATCACCATGTCGGGCCGCGCCGAGTTCGCCCAGAACGCGGTCGCCGCGATGTCGAGCTGGCGGGCCAGGGCGATAGAGGTCCCGCACAACTCGGACGGGGCCATGCCGACCAGGCCGTTGTCCGAGAGCCACCGCCAGTGGATCACAGGCTCGCGGATCGTCTCCCAGGAGCCGGCGTCGTTCCAGAACTGGTACGACACCGAGTAGTCGCGGTTCCGCACGACGTTCACCCGCGAGGGGTGCATGGGCCGCAGCTCAGAGCAGAAGCCGCGCGGGCCGGGCATGACCCGGGCGAAGGCGTTCCCGTGGAGCGCGGTCCAGTAGGCGACGAGCTGGTAAAAGTCGTAGGCCGACTGCCAGCCGTTCGGCCGCTTGCGGAGCGTGTACGAACAGGGGAGGTCCGCGTCCTCCTTGCGGCCGCCGGGGAGCGTCCGCATCACCTGGACGGGCATCACGGCGACGGCCTGGGCGATCCACCGGACGACGGCCAGGATCGACGAGACGCGGATCGCCTCGGTCGTGCCGATGTCGGCCGGCGAGATCGTGCCGAACCCGAACGACGCGACGGGGCTCCAGACGGAGCCGACGGCCCGCTTCTCGGGCGTGGTGCGGCGCGGGGCCCGCCGGCGGGTCGTGGGCTGGGCGGGCTTCTTGCGGGCCATCGGGGGCGTCCTG